CTTCCAATACCTACTTGCTGAATGTCTGTTGGAGAGCTAACAATGTTGGTAAACTCGTTTTGGGGCATCAAAGAGTAGGTTTCTGCACCCGTTGGGTTTTGGCCCTTCTTACGCTTGCGCCTAGTACGAGTTAGTGTATTAAGATTAGCCCTTTCGCCAATCCCAATTTGCCCCGATGCTTGCTCATCCAAAAACGACATTACTTGTTCCTTTTCATACTCTCGTAGTTATTCCGCAGTTTCAGAAGTGTTTCCAGTAAAGCCAGCTTCCCCTGCAAGCGGCGCACTTCCAACTCCGATGTTTCCGCCACCAACGCCCGAGACATCTGCTGGGTTTGCTCCAACAGGTACTCCTCCAACGCCACCCATGCCGCCGGGTTGTTGAGGAGCGGCCCCAGCTTGTGGAACGCCGTTTTCTGCTGGCTGCTGTTGCTCATTCAAACCTCTCAATACATCTGCAAAAATAGCTGCTTCGTTAACATCATTAACTAGCTCATTCGGATCAATGTCTTGCGAAATAGCAAGTTCACGAATAAGATTGGGAATCTTAACAAACGGTGCCAACATTGGGTTAGCAACTGTCTGGAGCAACGTAACAAGACGTTGTGTGCGGACTTCTTTCTGCATAACAGCAGAAGTACCTCTGGGTTTAATCTCAAGATCACCTTCAATTTCGGGCTGTTCTTCGTTAAACTGCATATTCCACTGAAAGTACGACTCTCCCATTGGTTTTAGCAGATAGTCATCAATGTTCTTAACAACCGACTTAATAGCCAGCGTAGAGGAACTCATTAGCATGGACAGCCCAGAAGCAGTGCGGCCTGTGCCGCTTACGCCTGTTTGGCCGTGTGCAATGCTAGGAATGCCAGTCTCCTCATCTGCAAGCTGCCGTGCCTTGTCGTACATCTGAGCATTGGCTGGTGCAGTGTTAGGAAAGTTAATGGCGTTAATTGCAGTGCCGCTAACACCCGACTGGCGACGAAACACCTTACCGGGATAGATGTCGTAATTTTGGCCGGGGACCAGCATAGCTTCGTCAATGTCAAACACCACATTACCAGCAAGGGCAAGATTGTCGATTGCCATGCGGATGTGGCCGTTCATTAGAAGCTGTGCATCTTCCATGTTCTCGGCAATGCCCACACCAAACATTTGGTACGGGTTTACTTCATAAGGAAATACTTGATAAGGAATGCGCTCTGGTGTAAAAGGGTTGATAACCAGACGTAGTACTCTACTTCCAGAAATCCATGCGTTTACTTGATAAGACTTGAGGCTATCCATCTCGCTGAAGGTTTCAAGACCCGCCTCAGAAGCCATTGCAGAGTCCAGAGTACCCCAGTACTCAAGTACTTCAAACCGCGACTCAGAATAGATAGGGTCGTTTTGGTCAGATTGTAGCTGACTCTCAAAATATTTTTCGTCATAGTTAGGGCCATCCTCTAAAAGTTCTTCAATAGCTTCATTATTAAAATACGGCTCATCTTTTAGTTTTCTTAGCTGTTGCCGATTAAGCTTGTGACGTTCAATGACATACTCTGCTTCATCTACGCCGGAAGCATTAGGATCAGGGTAGAAATTCCAACATGAGATGTGGTCGATGTTGGGCTTAGACTTGTGGATAGGAGAATATTCTCTTTCTCCTTCTTCATTGCGCCGCCACCGTGGGATAGTCTTATCGTAGGTAAACGGGCCTTTAATGATACCTGTACCAAGCAAGCAGGATTCAAAGATAGACTTGCGTAGTTTTTTAACGGCTGAAGTGTCCAAAAGCTGGTCATGGATTGTTTTTTCCATGTTAGCAGCAGCAAGATCAGCAGGTTTAATCTGAGGCTGACCCATTCTACCGGGGCCAGCAACAAGATTTTTGCTATCATAGTCTGGACCAAGATTGCGTGTGATTGGATTTTCAGTAAGTAGTGCTGTTGCTTCTGTAGCACCGGGAAGAAGTTCCATCCCATCATCAGGAAAACCAACAGGACTTTGCTGTTTAGTTTCTTCGGGGGACTTTAGATGAGCAAACTCAGGTATGCCTTCAGGATTAGGTGTAGACTCGACTACAATGGGAAACTTTTTATTGGCAAACAAAATGTCACCAATTTGACCCGCTGCTGCAAGAACCTTTACCTTAGTAATCTTAATGAAGACACGGGATCGTTCTGAATCCCTAAGTTGCTCTGGATTTTGGCTGTCAGACAACCCTCGATAGTTTTTGTACGCCTTTAGCCATCGCTGCTCATCAGAGTAACGACCGTCCTCCGCCCTTTGAAACTTTGCACGGATGTGCCCCACAAGCCCACTAAAGGAACTTGATGAAGGGCCATCTTCCATGCGCACATCAATAGCCAAGTCTGTATCAGAACTAGAGCTAGCGTCGGTATCTGTATCGAGAAATCCCATATTAAACTACAGAGACTTAGTAGTCTCGCTCATCCGCCATTTTAAAAATACCAGAGTCACTCATTTTACCACTAACGCTTGGCGCTGACTCAACACCGTTGCCAAAGTCCGCGCTCGTAAAGGGGTTAAGCTTTTCCCGCTTGGCTGGGCCATCAGGGGTTTCGTTCATGTAGCCCTGCACTGGACCCATAGGAATCGTAAAGGTTCCCGTTGATTTTAGTAGCTGTTTCATTGCGCTGTTCCTTGTTTTTGTTGTTGTTGTTGCATTAATCGTTTCATTTCGTCTTGAAACCTAGTGCTGCGCTGTATGTCTTCTTGCATAGCAGCGCCTTGCTCCATTGGCCTTGCTCTTTCAGCCAATTGTTCTGTTAAATACTCAGCTTGTCTAGCTTCAGGCGGCATTTCTGCTGTAGCTAGGCGCTGTTCGTCCGTTAGACCACCTCCTTCAGTTGACGCCAACAACTCTTGTAGCTGCTTTGTTGACAGACTTTCTGGATTACGACCTGTTGGTGAAGCACTTGTAGCGTAATCAAGAGCTTCTGCTCCCTTTGCTGCAAGCCCTACTACCCCACCAAGTAAAATAGGTGCGCCGCCTTTTACAATATTCTTACCTAAAAACCGCCCTATTTTTTCCATTGCACTAGGGTCAGCCTTACTAAGTCTACCGGCAACTCCCTCAACCTTGCTTAATGGTGTGTCTACAAGTCGAGAGGTTGCTTTTTGTTCTGCCGCAGAACGATTTTTTTCTAGCTCTGCTTGCTTCTTAGGATGGTTAACAATAATTTCTTTGGCCTCACGAGCAGTCATTGTTTCTGGCGCTGGTTGAGGTGGTGGTGGTAGTCTTCCTTTGCCTTCAAGAAACTTCTGGGCTTCTTCAGCTAAAGGATTATTAATGTCGTCAAGTGCCTCTGCACTTGCTTGGCCCACTTTTCTTTTTCCTGCTGCGGTTTTTACAGGAGTAGGTCGCAAATCAGGAAGAGCCGACTGCAACGCTTCACTTGGAAGCTGGCCCGTTTTAGTTTGGGCAATGACATCGTCCATTAGAGGAGTAAAGTCGTAGCTATCAATAAGCTTACCCTTACCCGCTTTTACGGGGTTGTTTTTTATAAGGCCAAGCTGTTCAAACACCCGTACAGCAGAATTTTGTGTTAGTTTTTTGTTGCTGTCATCTCCATAAGGAAGTGGAACATTCTCTAGTTTTCCAAACTTATCAATAATCCCCGGTGCAATTTTTCTAATTGGCTTTAATTGTGGGTCATCTACGTTTTCAAAATCAGTGGCGTAAGCATTGACAATGCCTTCAAGAATAAGACGGAAAGGGTCTTCTGGATTACTAAGGTCAATATTAAGACCCTTTTGTAACTCTTTAGCCATACCTAGTACCCAAACACAATATCACGAGGTGCAGGGGCAGTATCCTTGACCCTGTGCGCCCATGAATCGTAGTTAATGTTATTGATTTGTCGTGTCATACACATATACCTTAGAGCATCGTATGCGTGATCTTCTGCTTTTGTATCGACATCCTCGCTGTTCGTGCGAGAAAGCGGAAGAGAAGGAAGGGTACGAATTAAATTGCCACAAGTAGAGAAGATACGAAGGTGTGGCTCTTCTGTATCCTTATCAAACTGTAGCCGCTTATGAATCTGAAGCTTTCCGGCCATTCTATCTGAGTTAGAAGGCATCCAACGTATGCCTCGCTCAATCATTGTCTGGGCTACAGAAGGTGCCCCTGCTACTCTGTTCCAGCAGGATTTGTCAAGGACTGAGGTGTACATTGGGGGGTCAAAAGCTTCTGCCTCATGTATCGAATCGGCCAAGTCATCAGCCGTAAGGCGAGTCTCATACAGTTCACGATAAATCCATATGTTTCCATCGTGATCCACAGCGCCCCAAAGTACACAAGAGGGGCTACTAAAACCATAGTCAGCAGCACGAAAGCGGGGCCATCCACTAGGTATCTCAAACGGGTCGCATACATGTCGGTATCTATTAAATTCCGAAAACGCCGCGCCTTCTGCAACATCCCAATCTCCATCAAGTAATCTACGTCGTTCTACCTCTGGGAGCGAAAGAAGCATCGCTTCATATTCACCAGAAGCCATAAGGTANGGGTTGTCGGTTAGCCTTGCCGGAATAAACTTCCGATAAAACAGAGGTTGACCGGCTTTCTTATGATTTGGCGGGNAAAGCAATGGTTCGCCAGAAT